CCTCTGGAGGACAGGGCAAGATGCAACGAGATATTGCCAAGCCTGTCAGTGCGGCACATGATATGTTTAGAGCCCACGAAGCCAGTGCTATTCAAGTAGAAAGGCACATGACTCAAATTGCTACTAAAGTGTTGGGGCTGACCACAGGTGTCCAGACTGAAGCGCTAAAGAAGGCTGGCATTAAAGCTGGTAATCAATGGTTTGGGGAACTTGCAAAGAAGTTGCGTCCTCTTGATGAAATTGAAGCGTTTGAGAAAACTACTGAAGCAGTTAATGGTTATAGATTTAATGGTTATAAAGAGCCTACATTTAAGAAAATTAGGGGTATAACCCAGCAAGGTAGTTTGGGCACACGTAGTGCCGATGAAGTTGCAGAGTTAATGGAAGTGGATGACTTAGGTAGACATAGGTACTCTAGTGATACTCAAGGTGAGATGACGCTAGAGAACTTTAGAAATGAACGTGGTGAGATGGGTAATGTAAATAATCTACTGACTCAAGTAGATGTGGTACTGGAACGCATACCCCCACAGTTCTGGCATAAATACTTTGATATGAATACTGAAGAGGTATACGCACTTCTGTATATGAAACAGTTTATTAACGAAGTTGAGAAAACTGCTGTAAGCCGGGGTGTCAAGATGCTGAAGGCTATTGCAGATAAAGGTGCTAAGTATAGAGCAAACTATCTACCCAGACTATTTAGAGTAGGTAAAGATAGAGTGCAGTTAGGCTCTAAAACTAGGACACCCAAATTACTACAGAACCAAGAAAAGCATTTCGTAAAAAGAAATAAAGAAGATATACTAGACCATCTGGCAATAGATGCGGCATCAGTTAAAGCTAATCCTGATAATATTGGGCTGGCAGTATTAGAACCACTGGGATTACGTTTAGGATTATTCCACGAGACAATGCTGAAGTTAGGTACTCAGCAAGAGTTACACGATACACTTATTAAAATGTCTGCTAAAAAAGCTGGCGGCAAAACCGAGAGGTTAAAAGCATTAGACGAGTTAGATAACCTTGAGAGGATGCTTAATGAGAGAGTAGCTGGTGTAGCTGTAGCTGATAATGCTAGAGTAGAAAAACTTAGAAGTTCTAGCCGAACTGATATTGACGCACTTAGACATAAGTGGCTTGCCAAAGATGGTAGTGAAACAATTAGTAGGGCTAGAAATAAAGACCTACATGATACTGTACTGGCTGAAATAGAAGAAGCCCGCATGGAACTTGATGGTGTTTGGGATGGGCTAGGGTTTAGCCAAAAAATTGAAGATGATAGTTTTCTTAGAACTCTCTGGCCTCGTTTATCTAAGAAAGAGCAGAACTCTGTACGTCAGTACTTAGAGGCTGTTCCTCCACAATGGCTTAAACCAGCTAAGGGTACGGCTGAGGGTATCTATGGTGTAACACAGATATTCAAAACCTTTAAAACAGGTTTTGACCTTGGGACACCAATGATTCACGGATTTGGCTCACTAACTAAATTACCTTGGATAGTTAATGGGAAGCTGTCTGCGGAAGGCCAAGTATCTTGGGGTAAGAGTGTCGGATGGATGGGTAAGGCTTTTGTTCAACCAGAAGTATTAGAAGACTTTATGATTAAGAATCATAGTCTTAGGGAACGTGCTGGTAAATGGACTGTATTAGATAGTTCTGAGCCTTTAGGGGCATTAACATCAGGTGGTTGGGAAACTACCTTTATGCAGAATACTAAAGAATGGGCAAGTGAACATATCCCCAAGGCCGATAGAATACGGTGGACTAAGCGATTTGAGGCTAGCTTCCACATGTTTACTGATGCGCTCAGAATGCACTTATGGCAGACTTTAGAGGTAGAGACTATTGCAGACCTGACAAAACGAGGTCTAAATCCAGAAGACCATGCAAATCCTCAAGTGAGAAAAGCATGGCGAGACATTGGCAACTCTATAAACAAAGCAACAGGTGTATATAATACTGACTTGGCAGGTATGACACCACTACAGAGATTGCTTGAGGGTAGTATAGTATTCTTTGCTCCTATGTATAGGAGAGCCACATTCGGAGTTATAGCCGATATAGCTAAGGGTGGCAAGCCACGAAGAGAGGCACTAAGACAGCTTACTGGAGTTATCGGCGCAGGTGCTATGATAGCTTGGGCGGCTGAGGCTAGTGGTAATAATGATAGAGCCTTTGCATTCGACGAGCATGGTAATCCAGACCTAACAGCTAGATTTGGTAAGGTTAATATGGGTGGATACCAGTTTGGTATTGGTACTGCTTGGTGGACAGCATTTAGGCTGGCTAGCGATATAACTATGCAGGCTACAGGAGAGGGGAATGATGTATTGGATGAGGGTTGGAAAGACCATTGGGCAGTAAGTATGCTTGGTAGAAGAGGGCGCTCACAAATGGCTCCTGCCGCCGCAACTATATATGACCTCTGGTCTGGAAGAACATTCACAGGAGACCCTCTTAGAGACCCGGATGAAGGCTGGGATTATGGTGCTACTATCGGACATATAGGCCAAAATATGATTCCATTCTATGTAGATACTGCCGCTGATATGGGTGGTTGGGGAGCGGCCCCTGCGACAGCAACAGAATTTCTTGGTTTCCAATCATATAAGATAAGTGACTATGACCATCTTGCTAAAGCTCGTAACTATGCTGTGATGAATTGGGATACTCCAAAACTGAAAGAATGGCGAAAAAACCAAATAAGAAAGGGCGAGCATGTTGGTTGGACAACATTACCCGAAGAGTTACAAGATGAGATTGATGACTTTGAACCAGTAAGTAGGTCAAGACTCAAGGAATATGAGGAAGCATATGGCCCTATTGCCAAAGGCTTTGCTCGTAACTTTAGGGATTATCGTGAGAAAAAATCAGAGCATGACCTAAAGCAAATCCAAACATTAGCTAATGCGTCATTATCATTTGAGAGAGGCGATATTAACGGCAAGGAATTTAGTAAGATAAAGAGTCAAGCCGCCTATGCAAGACGAGAGTTTAGTAAAGCCATCCTTGCGGCTCCTGAGTTTGAGGAGTTACAGCAACAGTTTCAGCTTCTTAGGGATGAAGGTTCTACTAACGAAATGTCTTTTCATGGAGATATACTGTATGAGTATTGGCAGGCTGATATTGTAGGTGCTGATGGAAACTATAATGAAGATACAAATGAATTTAACTTTGTGGCCTATAAGAAATTAGAAAACGAGTTTAGAAATACTATAAGTACTGAAGATTGGCAGTATATAATGAATAGGAGGCGTCAGTGGACTGACCAACTTCCAGTTGTTAAAGAGTATGATATGGCTATGGAAAAGCTATCACCATACTATAACATACACAACTTTATATGGAAACCCGGTACTCGCATGAATGCTATAGCTAAAAGGTATTTTGAAGTGTCTGCTTCTAAGAGAGCGGAACTACAAGCAAATCACAAGGTGTATAGAGATATACAGAATAAGGTTAATGCGGCAAGATTAAAATATAGAGATGCCCGACCTGACATTGATTACTTACTGGTTAAATGGTGGGATGTTACCCCAAGACATGCTGAGACTAAATCGTTAAAAGATAGGTCTGAGAAACTGGCATGGAAGAAACGACAAATCGAGAGTGACACAGTATATCCTTGGGCAACACCAAGAAGTCAGGATTTTGACATCTCCCCATCCGGGCGAGTAAATGTATTTTCACAATAAATATTGACAGGAGTATTATAATGTGGTATAATTTAAATGGAGTACCAGCGTGGGACATCCAAGGAGGCACTAACCGTGGCTGAGTATGAGGCTAATCAGGACAATAGTACTAACGCAGAAGCGGACATCTATGATGACGTATCTGATGAGCAAAAGAACTGGCAACGACAACTGAACCGGGCCAGAGACCAAAACAAGGAACTCTTAAAAGGGTATCTGGAGTTAGGCGAAACTAAGGCGGCCTTATCACGTGTAGAGGGCGCAGTTGAATCTCTTATTGACCACTTTGCGCAAAGCGGTTACGAGGATTCTCCATTGACAGGAGTCAAGGATAGCTTATCTCAGCGTAGGCAAGCGGACACTTCGATGCTGATGCACAGAACTAATATTGCCGATGTATTACACGACAATGATAGTACTTGGGATTCTGAACAAATGGGAGAAGCTAGGACTAAGTGGGAACAGGGCGACTACGCTGGTGCGTTATCTTCTGTTCAGTCAGCTTTTTCACAACCAGTGGAAGATATAGATGCGGAAGTTGAACGGCGTGTATCAGAACGTCTGCGAGAAGGGGGACGAGAAGTTGATTCTGGTTCTTCTGTGGGCGCAGGGCAGAAACGAATGACGTTGGGCGACGCCGCAAGTATGTCTCCCGGTATGAGCGAATCAGACATGAAGGCTCATGCCGATACGGTTTTAGACCAATTTTTCAGGAGAAAATAAATGGCGACAGGAGCAACAGAGTTTATTGATAACACTACTGCTGATGTCTTCATACCAGAGATTTGGTCATCCTTGGCAATTGTCGCACGAGAAGCACAGTTAGTCTTTGCTAAGTTAGTTGACCGAAAATTTGAAGATGGCTTAACGAAAGGTGATAAACTAAATATACCTAACATTAGTGACTTAGCCGCAAGAGCTAAATCAACAAACGCCGCCATCAGTTATGAGACAGTCACAGAGACAAACACTACCATTACTGTAGACCAGCATTACTATGCGGCTATAGCAGTTGAGAGTATTACTAAAGTCCAGTCTGACAGAGATATGCTTGCGGCTTACGCAGGCAAGCTGGGTTATGCACTAGGACTAAACGTAGATGATGCTTTAGCATCACAGGTTGAGGCTGACTGGTCTGGACAGACAGTTGGTACACTCGCCGCAGAGAATACATACCACGACTATCTGAGGGCTATACAGTATCTTGATGATGCTAATGCCCCAGCAGACAGTCGTTACTTTGTAATCTCACCAGCATCCGAAGTCGGACTGCTAAAAATGGATACCTATATAAATAACGACTATACAAACATACACGGCACTGGCAGAGAGTCAGCGCTGGATAAGGCTTATATATCGTCATTCTTGGGTGTTCCAGTATACAAGTCCACAAACGTCGATGGTACTAACTCGGCAGGCCATGACAACACCCTCTTCCAGAAAGAGGCTCAGGCACTTATTATGCAAATGACTCCAGACATGCACACGATGTTTGATATTGATTATTTTGCAGACAAAGTAGCTATTGAGCAACTATATGGTGAGCAGGTAATGAGGTCTGACCACGGAGTATGGATTAAAGGAGCCTAAATTGGCAACAACGAAGAAGAGTGAAGCTACTGACAGCAATGCTGATGTGCTGGAGGCTATACTAACTAAACTAGGGGCTATGGAAGACCGAATCTCCACTATGGAAACTAAGTCTTCCGAGCCTCCTAAATTGTTTCCACACATAGAAGCACCTGTAGAACATGATAGAATACCCGAAGGAACGTCAGTAAAACTAAAAGAAAGTTCTGAACGCTATACTGCAATAATGAGTAAGTTAGATACACTTACACCAAATATGCAAGATAAAATAAATGCTAATGGTGTGCATGGGCGTGTTACAGATAGATTTTATGAGAATAAGTTAACTGGCGACCACAAGTATAAAGTTGATTTTGAAGGTGTAGGCAGTGTTGGAATCAAACTATCGGATTTAGAGTTTGTCAGCTAATTTAGAAGACTCAACATTAGTAGACGTTGAAAAGATTCAGCGTAAATTAAATGCTAAAAAGGATAATCCTTATAGTGTAAGAGAAGGAAGCTGTCACGTACCAGTTGATGCTAGCGCTGGGCTGAAGAAATCTCATCTTAAAGGTACAGCAGATACCTTTTTATCAGTGATGAGTAAGAGAGGATTTGAATTATCTTCTAGGCTCAGCTTGCTCGGCCCATTTGAGGCTATAGAATTAGATACTAGTGAACCGATACCTGATAAAGAAGAGTGGAGGATAAGGGGAGTATTTAAGAAAGATAAACCTGAGTTCAATAGAATAGAACTTGACCCAGCTATGGTCAAAGGAGATAACAATGGCTAACCCGGTACAGAAAGTCCCAAGCCG